AAGTGAACGCAGTTTTAGCAGCGTTGATTTGATCACCAACCTTAGCTGACCAATACTCTACTGTTGGAGCGTTTTGGATTAACATATCTAAGATTTCTAAGTCGATCTCTAAAGAGATGTACTCAGATAATAAACCTGTTAATTCAGCTTCAGCATCTAAAGAATGATAAGCATTCAAATCTTGTGCGAATTCTGGAGTCCATTGTGCCTTTAACTTTTTAGTCTTAGCGCTGATAGTTTGAGACTTCATTTGAACGTTGATCTCAGGGATAACGATTGAAGTAGCTGAAGCAGCGTTAGGAACAGAGAAACCTTGAGTTGCAGTTCTGTCTTCGAAATCGCCTCTTGTAGCGAAATCAGTTGCTTTGTTGTAATCTACAACGAATGCGCTTGATTGAGATACTTGAGTAGAAGAACCAGATACGAAGAAATTGATGTTACCAGCAACGATTGATGTAAATTGTTGCAAGTTAGTTGCAGCAGTTACAGAACCAGAAGTGATAATGAAAGCACGGATACCATCAACATCTAAGTTAGCTAAAGAAGAAGTAGCGAAAGTTACTTTCTTAATTTCGTTTGCAGCTAAAGAAGCAGTGTAGTCAGAATTGAAATCAATTTCAACTGAAGACGCTGATGCAACTGTTGCAGCTCCTGAAGATGCAGAGAATTGGTTAGTTGAATAACCAAAACGGCCAGCACCATATAAAGCACCAGCAGCAGCGTTACCGAAGTTAGCTGTGTTTGTACCGTATAAAGAGTTACCAGCAGCGAAAGGAGTTTTAGTATTTCCGTATTGGAAATCTAAATAGAATACTAAACCAGCAGGTAAGTTCATTGGTTGAACAGAAACGAACTCTTTTGCAGCGATTTGACCGAAGATCTTACGAACTAAAGGTAAAGCTACACCAGCCCATTGTTCACCAGTACCAGCTGTGAAAGTAGCGCCGTTTGAAACACCGCCACCTGTGTTAGAAGACTCAACTACTAATTGCTTAGCTTGGTTTTCTAAGATCATAGCCATAGTAGCTTGGTCGTTTCCTTCCAAACCTTCTAAAAGGCCAGATTTTGCCCACTTCTTAGAAAGCTTCTGAGCTACAGTAAACTGTGCTTGTTGAGCGTTCTGAGCAGACTCATTTAATAATGATTGTACTAAGTTTGCCATTTGTTATGGAATTTAATTTTTATTTTTTGTTAATACCAGCTAATACTTGCATTCTAGAGATAAACGGATCTGATTCGATCGTTTGTGACTGCTTAGGTGCGTTACCAGCTGCTTGTGATGCAAAACCTTCGTTAATTGATTTCTTTTTAGAAACAGAGAAAGATTCATTTAAAGTAGCAAAAGTGTTTTTAACTTCTTTAACTGTAGTCGCTCTATCGAAAGCGTTAATAGCTTTGATCTTTTGAGATTCAGTTAATGATTTAGCTTTAAACAACTTGTTCATGAATAAGTACTTAGCGTTTAATAAGTTAACTTCTTTCAATTGAGTTTGTAAGTAAGAGATTGTTTGATTAGCTTCTTTCAATTGTTTTTCAGTTCCAGGAACTACTAATTGCTCTTGCTCTTCCATCTCTTCTTTACCCTTTTCCATTTTTTCTTTCTTCTCTTCAACTTTTTCTTTTGAAGCCTCTTCTAATTCAGCAAAGATTTCGTCTAAGTTAATGTCGTCGGTTGCTTCTTCGCCTTCAGCGCCTTCTGCACCTTCTTCTTCACCTTGATACGGAGCTAAAATGTCTTTTAATTGACCTAAAGTGATAGTGATTACTTTTTCTTCTTCTTCACCGTCAACTTCTTCGCCATCCATTTCAACTTCTTCTTCGCCTTCTTCAGATTCTTCTTCTTCGCCGTCTTCTTCAGACTTAGCTTCAAAGTTTTCTGTTTCTTCCATTCCATCTTCTGTGTACTCTTCTTCCATTTCTCCTTCGTGGTTTTCACCTTCCTGAGCTAATGCTTCAAGTTCACCTAAGATTTCTTCTAAAGACGTTTCGTCCATAGTTTCTTCGATTTCTTCAGCCTCTTCCATTTCTTCGGCTTCTTCGATCTCTTCAACTTCATCCATTTTGTCAAGATCTTCAGCATCTTTTTTGTGCTTCTTTTCTTCGACTTTGTGTTTCGCGTTTCCCATTTCATCGGCTTCTTCAAGATCTTCGTTTTCTTCGATCTCTTCAGCTTCTTCAACAGTTTTGCGGAACATTTCTTTTAATTTAGGTTCAAATGCTTCTTCTAAAGCAGCTTTAGCGTTAGCCATGGCGCTAGCTCTTAGTGCTTTTGCGTCTGCAATTGCCTCTTTGTACAAATTTTCCATTTGTTAATAAATAATGAGTGTTCTGATTGCTTATTGTAATGTGAAGCAATATGTAGATATAATTCGATTAGCTACCGCATTAGAAAGCGGTGCATATCCAATAAATACGGTGATTTTCACGAAAACGCGTCTTTTTATCTACTCAAACAGCAAACTCCGCTCTGAGAACAGATCAGGTCTGAAATAAGACGGCTTGCTCTTTCGTATTTGTTTGCATTCGCCAATTCTAAATCGAATGACTCTCGAAGACCGGGTGCGTTTGGTGAGCCAATAGGCTTCATGTAAGCTCCGTAAGTTGATGGGGTAGATACAAAGTCCCAACAAATAAGATCCAAGTCATCTTCCACTTGAACCAAACCTTCGCCGATTGGAATAACAGATCCTAGTGCTCTTGATGAGATACCAACTGTAATGTTATTAGCAAAAAGTTGGGTAAGGATATTTCCTGATGGTGTTGGTAGTATTTCTATTTGACCGTAAAGATCTTTGTCTTGCCACCAAAGTTTAACGATGTTGTGGCTAACGTTCTTTAAGTTGATAATCGTAGACTCAGGGTGATCTAATTCTCCCAAAGCTCTATTTTCTCTGATAGGTCCATTGATGTACTTTTCTACTTGTGTAAATAGTACTTCGTAAGGGTATATTCTTTTGTTGGCATTTGGCTTATCGCATGCTTGCACTTGTCCGCTAACTATTAAGTTACCGTTGGTGTGTCTTTTACTCTCGTTCAATGAAACTGTAGGAGTAAAGTAAGCAGTCTCTATAAGTAATTGTTTTGCCATTACGCTACGGTTGTTGAAGTTACTGATGTTGCGCCTTGTTTTTTATATTGCTGCGCGGCTTCTTTGCCTTTTCCCCCTTTAACTGTTGCTAAGGTTACCTTTTTTCCAGTTTGATCTGTTCCAGTCACAACGTCTAATGCTTCGTCTACGTCTGTCTTTTTGTCCTTCTTTAAAAACTTTCTTAACTTCTCAACGATTCCCATAGTTTTCTTTTGACGATCTGCGTCTATCTTAGAAGGAAAATCGACAACTCCTGCGAATGTCTTTTCTCTTCTTTTGTCCCAATCTGACCACATTTTGTCTCTTGCTTCTTTATCGTCCACTTGAGATTTCATCGATGCTAACTCTTTAGCCTTGTCGATTACGTTAACTTGCCTGTTGATAATTAATGGCTCTTCGCCTTCTCTTTTTATTTCTAATTCTAAAGTACCACCGAAAATATCTTTTACAATACCGGTTTTACTTTTGTATTCGTTGATATCTGCTTCTGGCAATGGAACCTCTTGGCCCATTCCATAAGTGTGATGCATGTCCTCAGTTAACTCAACTTTTTTTTTAAGAAGATCTTTTAAGATATCAAATTGAGTAGACTCTTTCATCATCTTTACCCCTTTTGGGTTGCCCTTCTTATTCTCTTTCTTAGAAGCCTTTGTATTTGATTTAGCATCGTGAAAGCCTTTAACTTTCTTCATGCCGTTGTGTTTATCTATAAAGTTATCGCCTTTAACTGGGGTCATACCCAATTTAGCGTCTGCTTTTTCTATCTTTGCTGAATTAGAAATTTGCAAATCATCGTAAGCAGTAGGATCTTTAGCTAACTTCTTGGTAGCCGTTGCAACTGCTTTAGCGTAAGCAAGGTTGGTAAGCTCTCCGCCTTTTAATAATTCGGCTTCAACTCCTTTCTTTAAAAAATAAGGATGGATATTATCTGCAGCAGTCGCTTCTTTAACGATACTCTTGTTTTTAAGGATCTTAATAGCGTCGTCGTAAGAAGTCATATTAGTAATAAAAGGTAACTGTTGGTCCCTTCTAACTTCGTACAAGAATTTCTCCTTGCTGATTTCTCCTGCTCTGTGTTTCTTGAATAGTATTGCTGTTGTCATGCTTATAAATATTATGATCTGCCTTGTCCGCGATATGCTTTTGGTCTTGGACTGTTTTTGTTATAACTTTTTTTACCGCCAGGCTGCCCTGATTTTCTTTTACCAAACGTTAGCTTCTCGCTGTTTGACGTCTTTAATTTTGCCATGTTACTTTAAACTTTTAACCTTTTTGTAAATTTCAGCTAGTTGCTTTTCTAGCTTATTCACAACCTTACCAGTTCTTGGACTATAATCCTCTTCCAATTCCATTTTCATGTTGGTAGAGTATTCCATTAACCTATTTATTTCGTGTAACTTTTTATTTATAGATTTTAATGCTTCGTGTAAAGCATCTTTGTTAGGTCTTGTTGCTGCTTCTCTTTTGAATTTATTGTAAGTCAAAGCTTCGTTTAAATCTTCGTTACCATATAAATGACTATCGCTAAAATTATCGCCTATAACTTCAATATCTTGAGTTCCAAAGTCCATCATCATATCGTAGGCCAAATCTTCGTCAGCTGTGTAGTATGTATCTGATCCGTTTAACTCTACACCTCTGTAACTTGGATTGTCTCTAAGTACATCTAAAGCTCTTTTTGCATCCCTAACAGAAACTTTAACGTAGTATTTTTTCTCTTCGTCTGCTTCCTCGTTCTGCATTTCTTGATCAGGTTCTGCTTGCTTTTTAATATATCTTTTAGAAACGTCGTCAAAGTTCCAATCCTCTTCGTTAAACTCTTGATAGCTTCTTGCTTGCTGATATTCCATTGGAGAAAGAGAATCCTTATCCAAATCTACTGGCTGTAAAACTCCCTCTTCCATATCTTCAAACATCTGCTTGTATTGGAATCCGCCTTTAGATGGGCGATTAGGAATAGACGGCGCAGGTTTCCAACCCCATTTTTTCTGAGGATATATTGTTGCTTTGCCGGCAGCCAATTTTGGTTCTACGTCTTTTACCTCGTTTTTCTTCTTGAAAGCTTTCTTAGTAGCGTACTGCATACCGTCTCCAGCTTTGAAAGTAGCAGCGGTATCTGCAGGAGCATTTCCTCCAGTTACGCTATCTTCGTTTCTTAGTCTTTGAGTGGCAAGTTGATTATTGAAAGGTTTCTTCATTATTTAGAGACTCTTTTTAACTCGTCGATTAATTCGTAATATTGTAATAATCCGGTAATTGTTTCGTCTTTAATGGCGATACCTTCTTTCAATGGTTTTATGAATTTTATAACCTCTTGTGCTTTGATCTTAGTTACCTTATCTTGAACTTTTTCTGTTTGCTCTGTAAGCTCTTGTTTGATTTCTTTTAACTTTTCGTTTAAGAACTTTCTTAAGTTAGCAGAATCTGAGATGCTTGCTACGTATTCTTTTAAAATACCTTTTTGTCTTTCTGAAAGGCCTTGGTATTTTTTATTGAACTTCTCAACCAATAATTTGTAAGTTAAAATTCTGATCTCTTTGTCTTCGTTCATTAATTCCTCAACCATTGATTGAGG